TGCCACATTTTTCGAAACTTGGAAACTCCGTTCCCCCCAAGCTGAAAAATCATTTCAATTATTAAAATTTTTGCATCGTCTGAAATCTTTAAACCTTCACATTTTTTATCTGCCTGGTCAATTGCAGACTGTAAATCTTTTTGTAGTATATCCATTAAGAATTTTTCTTCATACTCTTTCCCGTCTTCCCAAAAATCTTCTACACACAGATGGCCGACGCCCACCGTTCTTTTATTTAGGGTATCTAAGTATACCTTGTTTCTGTATCCTTCGTGTTTTTTTACTGATTCTAATAATTTATCAAAAGTTTCTTTTTGCATTATAACCTATCCAATTTTTTATTTATGTTTTTAACCTCTGCCTCTATGACAGCGATTCTTGATTCTATTTTTGTAAATAGTTGTATGGCTTGTTCCATACGGTCCATGTCTTTTTCCATTGCACTAACACGTTGTGATGTCATTCCCCATGTTACACCAAGGGCCAAGATTATTCCAACTATCCAAACTGTATCTCTTAAACTCATTATAATACGCTCAATATTCCACCACCCTTAGCACTTTTAGTGAAAGGGTTGTCGTTCATTTGTGATTGGGGAGCGTTATACTTTCCTTGATTATTCATCACTGGATTTAATTGCATCAATCCACCTTCTGCTGCGTATTGTGGCTGTCCTGCATTATATGCAAGTGCCGCATCAGTATCACCAGTATATAAAGCTTGCGCTGCTGCTGTATTCATAACATTACTTCCTGTAAGGGATGATCCTGTTAATCTATTGGATGATAACTCATCTCCTGGTATTAAATCTACAGCCTCATCTGCAAAGCCATTCTTGTTAGGTGGGTTAAGATATTTATCAATCATTTCAGGTCCTGTTGGTTCTATGGCATCCAATCCTTCAAGAACATTTGCACCACCTTTCATAATCATATCTTTCACACCTTCTGTTGCTTGTTTAATTTCATTCGGAGCGCTTTGTATTTTTTGAGTATTATCAAAGTAACGTTGTTCACCTTCCAGTTCTGCTAATTCTTTATCAAAGTCTTGCCATTCTTCTGGAAACATACGTACTAGTTTTGTAAAATTTAATAATCGTAATGCTTCTGGTAATGTATCATCAATTGTATTCATATACACACGCATTGAAACTGGGTTAGTTAATACCCCGGCCATGTACCTCGCACCCCATGCAAGTGCTGCTGATTTTACCCAACCAGGAAATAAAACACCAGCTGCCGCTGCACCAACTGTTTTTGTTTGTATCCCTAATGCACCTGAAGGAAGAGATGATCTAATTGTATTTCGAACACCACTCATAACTGCACGACGTTGCATGAATGTACTAATTTCTGGTATACCATTCTTCGCTGCTGATTCCATAAGTGTAGTAAAATCTTCAAACATTTTATGTGTCGGAAGACGATCCGCAACTGTCTTTGTTAATCCTTCGCCAACTTCTATTCCAGCATCCGCTAATGATCTATTATATAGATCATCAATAAATGTTTTTTCTACACCAGCTTCATCAATATATTTTGTCGCTGTAATTGTTTCACCAGGAAGCGCTGATTTGAAAAAAGATCCAGTTGTTTTACCAGCTTTTCCTAATCCAAGTGCCTTTCTGAACATGTCTGCATCAAAAAATTCAGCACCTTCTTTACTTATAATTGAATCATTAAATGAATTGGCAATGTGTACACCTAATCCTTTGTTGTATGCTTTTGCACCAACAATATTTTTAAGTGCTTTAATATTAAGTTCTGCTAATGCAGGGTCTTTTTGTGCCACATCAACAAGTGTTTTCCACAGACTATGTGATGCACGCACAGGATCATTTGCTACTTGTAAATTAAATCCATAACGTTTTACTTTACCAACAGCTTGTCCAACATCTGTTCCCCAGATAAGCATGCCGTTGCTAACAAAATCTTCATAATCTTTCCATAATCTAAATACTTCTGGTGCACCGTCCTTTGATAGACTTGCAATATCTGTCTCCCACGCACGAATAACATTCGATAAATCATCTGATACATTTCCGTACATACCTTTCTCTAGATTTCCACGCATCGCATCAATCTGCCCACGTAGACCATACATTTGTTTAATTGTTCTTGCACCACTTGATGTATTTAAAACCTGATTTTTTAAAAAATTAATAAGGGGTGCTGGAACTGATGATGCAACTTTTGATGCTACAGCATCTCCGTACCCTGATGTATCTTTTAATCCTGTTTGTAGTGTATCATCATAGAACTGCACGATTTTCTTTGCTGTATCTACTAATGTTTTATCATTAACAACAGCGCCATATTCATCTGCAGCACTTAGTAATGCTTTTTCTTTTGCTTTTGCTACATCAGAAAATCCTTTTAAAGATTTTCTTGATAATTTTGTAAAGTCAACGCCCATTTCTTTTGCACCTTGGTATGGTGCTAGTCTTCCAAGAAGATTTTCACCAATATCCATTAGGTCATCCATCTTTCTTGCAATGTTTTTATAGGCAAGTGTTCCAAGGAATGGTGCACGTCCAAATACTTTCATTAAACCTGCAAGCATAGGTGAACCAATCTCATGTCGTCTTATGTTTGTTCCCCCAACTTCATCAAGTGAAGGAAAGAATCGTGATTGTTTGTACTCACTTGGACCAAGCCAATTGAATAATCTACCTTTAGTTAAACTTGTCATTGCTTCATTAACCTTAGGAATCATTCCTAAAACTGGTGCACGAAGAACAGCTTTTTCGCCAGTAGTAGGATTAACACCTAGTTCTTTATACAATCGTTGTTCAGCATTCATAATTTCTTCACCACCAGTTACACCTTTACCAGCTGGTTGTTTAAACATTCTGAATACACCTGAACCTATAGTTTTTCTTAATCCATAATACGCTGGTCTTGCACCAAAGAAAACTGTACCTATTGCACCATCAAGTGCCATTTCTTTTGCTGTATTTTTAAGTCTTGTTGCTTGATCAGGACGGTTAATTCCTTCTGCCCCAAATGTTAAGTTTTCTGGAATTGCTTTTGATATTAATTTTAATTGTTGACTATCACTTTTTGATAACCAGTTTTTTGCTCTTCCGGCACTAGACATAATATCTAACATTGCTTCGTAGCCATAATCCATAGCGCCAACACCAGCCATGCCACCTAGTACAGCACCAGCAGCTCTTCCCATCCAGCCACCTTTTGCAGTACGTGCGCCTTTGCCGGCGCCAGCTAAAAATCTTTTAGTCCAATGCTTCTGTCCGTATTTCCATCCTTTTAAAGATCCACCGACACTACCTGCAATATTCATCCCTGTTCCTATAACAGGATAAGGGTCAGGTGTTGATGTCCATGTTCCAGATGCATCATAGTTTGAATAAGCTGACTGACCAAGACCTTTTAAATCTTGTTCTGTAAGATTAGATGCATGAAGAATTTCTTTTCTCATCTGATCTACTTTACGCAAGTGTTCTATATCACCAGTCTCCTGGTATTTATCAACTCCTGCTTTTGTTAATATATTAATTTTATCATGAACACTATCACGCTTTGCTCTATTAAGACGCATGTTATTCATTTCAACAGAACGTGCATGACGATCTGCATCTGACATTAACCAATAATTATCTTTTCCAAATAAATTTTTACCTTTCCATTTTGGTGTAAGAATATTTCCTACAGTTTGAAAAGGTGCCATAATTGGATCTGCAATCCATTTCTTTTGAAACTTTCTGCCTTCTTCTATAATTCTACCGGATTCTGTTTGTGGAATACCGCCTTCAGTCTCGCCAGTTATATTTACATCTTTTGGTCCAGTTGGCTCTTCAGCTCTCCATTTAAAAAAACTACCTTCTCCTGGTGAAGTATTTTCAAATAGATCTTCTTCGTATTCTTTATATGTTTTAGCCATTATTCAAAGACTGAATTTACCGATGACATATCTTCACTGTAATCTTGTGCTAAGTTTCCACCAACATTGTGTTTCCATTTAACATAAGAAGTTCCACCTGGTACATCTGGCCACATAGAATAATTAGCTGGGTCACGATTTCTTAAATCATAATAAGCATTTTCAAAGTCACCATAATTTGCAAAAGCAAACTCATCTGGTGCCCATTTTAAACCCATTCTTTGAGCTTTTTCTTTATCATTAGTAAATCCAGCAGACTCCATTGCACGAACCATGTTGCCATGTAATTGTGTATAGATTTTCATGTAATTATTAATTACTTGTTTTGGTGAGTTGGAACGTCCAAGGAAACCTGTTAGTGATGTATCCTCAAATGATCTTCGAAGAACGTCTGCTAACATACGACCAGTTGGCTGTCTATCTCTTGCCAACATTAATCCAAGTGTTGTTTCAAATGTTTCAAGTGCACTTCTTCGTGGATCAAGTAGAATTTTTTCTAATGAATCTTTAGTAAAGTATATTTTTTTAGCACCAGCTTCTGAAATAATATCACCTTCAATATCAAATTGAACTTCATTTTGTCCGTATTTATTTTTCTTATCAATAAATACAGGAATTGTTTGACCACCCCATTCAATGGTTGCATTACTTTCGTAAACACTAAAGTCACCAAACTCATCGTTGATAATATCTTTAACCATTTTTTCATAACGTGGTCTAAACTCACCATCTTGTGCAGCTTGTTCAATTAGTTCTGCAAGAGGACCTAGTTTTCTACCTAACTCACCTTGAGCACCAATTAGATGTTGGTTATTAATAATTGTTGGCATAACAACCTCTGCCAATTCTTTCAATCCACGTTGAACATACTTACCATATTTTAATTGATCAGCTTGTGATGCGTCTGTTGGCATTACTGCCCCACCACCACTTGAGACCATACTTAATGCATCTGCACCTTCACCAGCTTCCACAAAGTTAAATGCGTCATATCCTAAATCATTATTTAAACCATAATAGTATGTTTCTTCTGGACTATTTCTTCTTACTTGTCTTATTTTTGTCGGTGGTCCTGCGGGAATAAAATTATTATTTTCATCACGCATAAATGTTCCATCAGGATTTTGTTTATAATTATTTTTATAAACCCATACATAAGGTCCACTTGTTTTATTATTTTCAAGCTCATCAAAATATAATTCCATTGCAGACGCTGTTAATTCACGGTCTGCTTTTGCTTTTTCTGCTCCCATTTGAAATAGCATTGGTGCAGTCTGAGCTGCTGCTTGTCCTACTACTTCAAAAAATCCATTAACACCAGGTTCACGCGTTTTACCAGACATAAGTGCAGCACCTAGTTGCATAAGCATAGCTGATTGTTGCATCTTATCACCTTGTGAACTTTGTCCTAGTACTTGACGCATAACATCTTTGTATTTATTAATACGAGAAATGCTATCGTTATCTATGGATAAATTTTCATCATTTGCAGCAACTGATGCTGTATCATTATCTGCATCACTAGCACCAGATTGATTTTCTTCAAATTTTTCTGTATCACTAGTGTAATCTTTAACTTGTGTATTATTAACATCAGCTACAATTTTATCTTCTATTTTAGTAGATTTTTTTGTATCCATTCGGATATCTGATGGCATATCCAC